GTTGAAGTTAGCTTTACAGCGGTAGCAATACCAAATGGGGCGAGAGTTCTAGATCCTGTTGTGCCTGGGCCTGCCAAATACATTGTGTCTGTAGTTATAGCAATAGTCATTGTTGCACCTGATCCAGCAATGAAAGTCAAAGTAGTTCCAACAGGTAAAGCAAGATTTGCGTTTGAGTTTATTGTTACTGTTCTAGTTGCTGAAGCGTAAACATGTTTTCCCGCATCGCTTGCAAGAATTGTGTAGCTTCCTGTTGTGGTCGCATTTTGTGGGATACCCATAAACCCGAAACCAGTAGCAGCTGTAGAAGTTGTAGCATCAACAGGCGATCCGTTGGAAGCTGAAGTTAGTCTGCCTTTAGCGTCAACAGTAATGTTTGCAGAAGTGTATGAACCTGCAGAAACACCAGAAGTTGTAAGAGTAGGGTTAGGGTAACTACCAGTCAAATCACCGCCCGCAGCTCCGTTAGGCGTTCTTGCATCACTTAGACGGCTATCGCTAGTTAGAACAGCTGTGCCTGTAACTTGACTAGCAGAAATCTCAATCAAAGCCTGATTGATACCTATTACGGCTGAACTTGCTGAACCAGAATTTGTGATTGGTGAAGTAACTGATACAACGCCAGAACTACCGCTTGCTCCTGTCGCACCTGTCGCACCTGTAGCCCCTGTAGCACCTGTAGCACCCTGAACACCAATATCGCTTAAAGAAATCTGAACAACATTGTCAACCGTAGTAACAGTAGTAACACTCATCTTGTAACATTCCCAACCACATTAAAAGCACCTTGCAAAAGTCTTGTAACCGCTGAACTACCAGAAATCAATTCAAGATCGTAAGCGTAACTTCCTGAAGCAACAGCTGCAGATTGGGCGTTGCTGATAGTCAACAAAATTGTTCCTGCAGTGCCACCTAAAGTGATACCTGAACCGTTAGTGAAAGATAAAAGAGTTGCGGTAGCATCGCTAGAAGTTCTGACCTGCATACGAGCGGTGTAACCTGTCCAGTTTATTGCAGTGCCATCTTGACTGACGGTAAAAGTTTTATCGTAATCTGCACCTTGAAAACAAGTAATGTCGTATAAACCTGGATTAATCATTTATATTCCTAAACCCCTTGTAATAAAGAAAACTAGACCGCTAGTAATAACTGCTGTAATCAAAGACGGAATCCAAGCATTAGTGTTAGCTTGTTTCTCTAAATCTCTAATCCTGTTTTCGTGATCTCTTGACGCTTCAAGAATCTGCATAGATTGTGCTTTTAGTATTTCAATGTCCCGAACAATCTGCAACAACAAAGTTTGATTGGTAGGTTTAGTAGGCTCACTCATCTGGGGTCATCTCTTGCCCACAAAAACAGCAAACAACAGGGATGCCGTCTGGGTGTGGATAATGCTTTTCATCCCCCATAGGACAGTCAACAGTTTTACAAGTAATTCTTTCCATAATTAACCTTGTGCCGTTCCGCTAGTCATCTGAATAGCAATACCAGAAACAATGACGTTAGCTGCCGAAGTAGCGTTACCGTTATTACGCAAACCAACAGTAACCGTTCCAGAAGTAACCGCTGAAATGTATGCAGTCAAATATTGATCTCTTGAAGAAACAGTTACAAGCGGTGCAACGCTAAACCTAGAAGATGGAAACGCAACTGCAGTAGTCGTAGAAGTGTTAATTGCAAGGGTAGCAACCTGTGTAAAAGTAAACGCTGAAGAAGCGTAAGGGAGCTTATCAAAATTGCCGTTCAATGTTGCTGCGGTGAGAACTTCACCGATAGTCCAAACCTTTGTGCCTGCCATAATTTTCTCCTAAACCCCTATTTTACCTAAGCTAAAGTATCTGTATCTAAAACACCAAGATACGTTGAATCAAGTCTAAAGGGTAAGTTATCTAGCGAAGCAAGATTAAAGGTGATCGCATCACGCTCAACATCAGAATTAGAGTTAATACCTAAAACCTGATAATACTTATCAACGCTAGATCCTGTATTAGAAGGCTTAAAAGCGACCCTAACAACATCACGAATTTCAATACCTAAAACAATGTTTTGATGAGCTGTAGATAACGATTCTAAAGCAATAGTCATCTGTTCAGCCCTGTATTCAGGCAACCTAAACTCACCCAGAAACGCTGAAGCAATCTCGCCAGGTTTAGTTGTTGAAGTAGTCAAATTATCTGTTTGACTATATCCACGCAAACCATACAAAGATTGACTTGTCGTATCTTCAGTAACAGCCGTAGCATTTATGCCCACAACTTGAACATCATTGTAAAGTTGCTCTGATCCATAAACAACCTGTAAATCAGTAAAATATATAGCTGTTCCGCTAAACAACGATTGAGCGTTAGCATCAGCAAAAGAATAAACTGCAGGTGCAGTAATAGCACTAGCAACGCTAGTCAATAAACCTGACTGGCTTTCTCTAGGTGTGCCTGACCAAGCAATCTCATACGCTGTAGAAGCTGAAGTCATCCCCGCATAAGGATTCCAATCACCATCAAAATAATTAGGACTAGACAAAGCAGGCTCAATAATGAAACCATCACCAATAACGCTGTAAGTTGTTCCACCTGAAATAGTGGCATAAGCTGCAACCCCACCAATAGCACTACCAGACGTTTCAGTTTTAGTAACAGTAAAAACATTCCAAGCAGTTGAAGATGGCGAACTAACAGTTGTAGAAGCTGAAGCACTCAAAGTTTGACCATTTACATCTAAAGTAAATAATTCAATATCAAAGTTTCCTGCAACGCCACGAATCAAACCTGAAAATGTGTAATCAACTCCAGTTTGGTCATATCTCTCTGGATTGTAGTCCTGATAAACGAAACCAACAAAACTATCTGCAGGAACAAATGGATCAGCGACAGTGCCACCACGCCAAACATAACCACCATAAGCACTTGTAGTCGCTGTAGCTTGTGTTCCAATCAAAGTCCAACCAGTGCGGGGTTCACCTGCAACAAGCTCGCCTGTAAGAATCGTGGCGGTAGCAGGATAAGTAACAAAGTTATATCTATTTGTGTTCTGCCACTCATAGTTAGTAAAACTACGATCCTTCATTTGCATTACCGCTGAAGCATCGCTATACAAATCTGCAGGCTCACTACGAGCAACATTCTGCAAATAAGACAAAACATTATCTCCAGCATTATTCGCATCATAACCAACTTGAGTATGACCACCACGAATACCCGCATAATCGTAAGCATCAAAACCATTAGCAATCAAAACTGAATCAATGCGATCACTTGTAGGCTGAACACGAATTTGAGTTCCACCAGTAAAAGCAGCGTTGCTAACTTTATACAACAGGTCTAAAGCCGTAACAGTCGCTTGACCATCAAAACCAGACTCACCATAAGTGAAATCCCAAGTCTGCACATAACCTGTAAAACGTCTAATGCTATTACTGCTAACCCTAATGTTTCCTGCAGGTTGAACCATCGTATAACCGCCAGCCCCATACCAAAGCGGAGAGCTAGTGTTCAATGGGTCAAAGACACGACTATTATTTACAAACGTTACAGACAGAGTTCCTGCAGAAAAATCATCTAAAACACGACTAATCCCACGACCAATAGAAATGCTTTGAACGTATTGTGTTACATCAACATACGAACTAGCCCCAAACTGAAGCTCAACAACATAAGTAGGCAAAGGCATTGTTTATGGTTTCTTACCTGTTGTTGCAAGATTAAACGGCAAACTACCATTCTGCTTAACATACTTACCTAAAGCATCAACAGTAGCCTTCGGATCAGCATTAGTAACGTTAATAGTTATATTCTGAGTTGTAGGGCGTTGCGGTAAACCAGGAAAAGTTCCTGCATTTTTTATCAAATCTGCCCTGTTTTTCTTTAACTCTTTTTCTCTCGCTGCCTTTTCTTCAGGTGTCTGCATTTTAGTATCTCCAGACAAACTTAAAACAGTTGCAACAGTCGCAAGTGGGCCAGCAACCTTTAAGAACTTCAACATCTTTGGGCCAAGTTTTCCAAACCACCCGAACGGCCCACCATCACCAGTAGGAACTGCACTTTTAGCAGAAATCGCAGTCATTGCAGTAACAAGGTTAGCAACAGTCTTGCCTGCATTAGCCAACATAAAGATTCCCTTTAGGGCAAGCAACGCAGGCAACGCTTTAATCAAAGAAGTCGCAATGTTCTTGAAACCTTCAACCGCATTACCATTACCAAACAAAGCAAAGAAATCTCCAACACCTGCTATAACTTCACCTACAGCATCCTGAATCTCTGTAAAAGTCTTTCCTACATCAGACTTAGGGTTAGCGAGATCATCAAAGAACTTACCTACAACTTCAATCGCCCCACCAGGCTTACCAATCTCATCAATAAAATCAGTAATAATAGGTAAAACAACAACACCCAACTTCTCTTTAAGTATGTCCATACTGTTGTTTAGTTTCATAAAAGGATCAGCCTGTTGAATAGCTGCACCGCCAACAATCTTCTCTAAATCACCAAACAAATCTTTAGACTCTTTAAGCGTTGGAAAGAGTTTTACAAGTGCAGTCCTATTACCTGTAAAAGCCTTAGCCATTTTTCCTGCAACGCTTGAAACAGGCTCACCCGCAACAGTTGCCGCATCCAAAGATAAAGCCAGCAACCCTTGAGCCGTATCAACATCTTTAGTGGCACGAACCAACTTACCCATAGCAGGTCTAAGGTCGTCATCCATAATCCCTGTTTCCAGAGATAAGGTTTCAATAAATTTATCGTTCTGCGTTAAGGCAGCTTTAGTTGCACCAGCATTTTTTACAAGTTGAGTATTTAAAAGTTGTGTTGACTTAGCATCAGCCGAAGCTGCTTTAGCCGCATCCAACAAAGTATCTGCAATAGCCTTGATACCGAAACCGATACCAACCGCACCAAGAGCCTTACCTAAACCGCCAAAACTAGACTTAGCCTTTCTAATACCTGAATCGTCAAACTTAGATAAGAGTTTAATAATTGCGGACATTTAAAATAGCTTTCTATTAACAATTTTGGAATACTTTTCCCACACCAATTTTACTTCACTCTCCATACCTGGAATAGAAGCATCACCAGCCTTATAAAAGAAGTTGTATAAACCTGTTGCCTTGACTTTACGAATCAATGCTTCACCTTGACCATTGTTTCTGTGCCTACGCACACCGCCTTTATACGCATACTCTCTTGTAGTCGCATACTTAGATCTGCCTGCACCTTTACCCGCAGTTGAAACCATAGATACACCAGGCGACCTTAGCCAAATACCAAACAAGCTAGTAGTAGTTGCTTTTAGTGATCGGCTAGAAGTAAAACGTGGAATAACGTTATCTGGAGCAATAACCTTGTTCTTGTATTTACCGCCAGTCCAACTCAAACGACCTTCACCATTGTTATTGAATTTACGGTCATCCATGCTCGTGCGAGTTCTAGTAACGCTCATACCAGACATAGGGGCAGTCTTAGGAATAACATCTCTAATCTGTTTTTCCGCAGGCTTAGTAATTGCCTTCATCTCTTTGAGCATTTGCCTACGCAAACCAGGCTCAAGTTGATTCAAAGCCTTTAAAACAGGTTTTGCATCAAAAATAACGTCAGGGTTCTTAGCAAGTGCAGCTGAACGCTTAGAAAAATTAGCCATCTCCACCGCTCCGCTGATACTGCAACGCATACAACATAGTATTCAACATCCGATCAGTTTCCTGCATCAAAACAGAAGGGGCAATACCTGTAGCAACAGCAAGATTAGCAATCAACCAGTGATGCGAATCAACACCTAAACTGTTTATTCTTTTGGGTCTGCAACCTCAACTTTTGCAACACTATCAATCCAAGTATCAAACTCTTGTGTAGTTTTCTTGAGTCTCAAAACAGCTAACCAAGCAAGATAAAGCAGGTGTGTAACTTTCTCCAACTTATCTATACCAATGTTAAAGTAGGCTTCCCACTTTACTAAATCACTTGCAGAAGATAGCACTTCAATAACAGTGCCATCAGTCAACTCTATGCGTAGGGATAGTTGATTCATTATGCGGTTGCTCTGCTAACTGTTCCGTTTGTAGGCCATGTAACAGAGAAAGTGCTTAG